CTTTGATATTGATTATGATTATCATGTCGTAATAAATCATAACAGCGGACCCCCCATACATGCAGCAATTGCTGGAACTCCAGTCATTTGTGATAGTTCAAGTTTAGCACATCCAGTTTCTTGTACAATGGATGACATTAAAGATCCATATCTTCCTAATAGAGAAGATTGGCTTATAAAATTATCTCACGCCGAGTGGACATTAGAGGAAATTTCTAACGGAATTCCAGTAAAACGGTTAGAAAAAAGCATTCTAAAACAAATTAATTCTTGATTTGTTTTTCCAAACACTGTATAATGTAATTATGGCAATTAGATACATAGAAGACATTTTTATAGATTTTGCTGATACCTTATCACAAAATGGTATTGGAATACAGCCTCATGACAGGTCAGCAACCTATAGTTTCTATCAAAATATAAGAGACGGAAATCAAATTACGCAGAACCAAGCAAATTATATTCTTAAGTTGCTTGACAAGTACAAGAATGTTGTAGAACCTTATTTTAATTATAAGGACGATATTATAAATCCCATATGGAAAAAACCATTTAGAGTTTTAGATCTTTCTAAAAAAATATGGGTGGAAAATGACGATGGGTCTGTATGGGTATGTTTAAAATTTCCATACCAACTCAAGGAAACATTTGAGGAAGAATTTAAGGATACGCTGTATGATAGAACTCACATATGGATCAACAAAGAAGAATAAGAAAGTGTTCTCTTTATGAATGGAATTTGATAGCACTTTATGAATTTGCTAAGAAGCACGAATTTGAAATTGACGACACGTTTGTCGAAGCAATGTCCTTGGTAGAGGAAGTATGGAATAATCAAGAATCCTTTATTAAAAAATCCATGATTAAAAATTCTGAAGTTATTTTAAAAAATGCCACGGACGAATCTCTTGAATATTTTCAAACGCACAAAATTGGTAATATACAGAATGATTTGATGTTGGCTAAATCAATGGGGCATTATTTTGACGGTCCTACAAATACTATTGTGGAAAAAATTTGTTCAAATGAAACAAATCATTTCTGGATTAAAAATCAAAAACAATTGCTTGAATTAGTTTATAGCGTGGAAGGAAAGACCTGTATAATTTTAGATAGAACGAGCAACGTTGAGGAATGGATTAAATCTTTATCGGAAGTTATTGAAAATGAAAATTACAATCCAAAAGATTTCAGAGTCTGTTTTAGAACTTCCAATAAAGACAATCCAGAATTTAACGATTGGGTTAGAGATAAAGGTTTTGGAGGAAAAATCGACACCGCAAAGGTATTAATATTTCAATTTAAACCAGCAAAGTGGTTGTTTAAATCGCAAAACTATGCTACAATAGTAGCAAGTAATAATTTATATCCGACAACTAATACAACGGTAAGAGCCATGTTTAAATCTCATCCTTGTGTTTTATATGTTGGAGACATACAACCGTCAATGAATAGGAAGGAAAATATTGTCGAACTGTAAACTTATAATAAAGGATGAAGTCAACATCAAATTTGAAGGGTTGGCTGTTGAGACACGAAGAAAGATCGTTAATAAATTAAAATACGATCTGCCTTATGCTCGACACATGCCAGCATTTAAACTTGGAAGATGGGACGGAACCGTAAGTTTCTTTGGTATTGGCGGCAATGGATTTCTTGCACACCTTGACATCATATTACCTATAGTTGAGAATGACGGTTATGATATTGAGGTTATTGATAACAGAAATAACGAACAATTTTCTTTTGATGAAATAACTGAAAACTATTGGGCAGATCAAAATAAAGTATGGCCAAAAGGACATCAACTTGAAGGCCAACCTATCGTACTAAGAGATTATCAGTATGATGTTGTTAATCAGTTTTTAAAAAATCCACAATCTTTACAAGAAGTTGCGACAGGTGCTGGTAAAACAATTACCACAGCAACGTTAAGCCATTTATGTGAGCCATACGGTCGAACTATGGTAATTGTTCCTAATAAGAGTCTTGTGGTACAAACCGAAGAAGACTATAAAAACTTAGGATTGGATGTTGGTGTATATTTTGGTGACCGCAAAGAATTAAATCATACACACACAATTTGTACTTGGCAAAGTCTTAATGTATTAGACAAAAAGAGTTATGATAGCGATAGTTTGACACTTGCAGAATTTACAGAAGGTGTAAGAGCTGTCATAATTGATGAAGTCCATCAAGCCAAAGCCGATGTTCTTAAAAAGTTACTAACAGTTAATTTTAGAAATGCGCCTATTAGATGGGGATTAACTGGAACCGTACCAAAGGAACAATGGGAATTCCAAGGCATACTTGCAGGAATAGGTCCAGTGATTAACAATGTATCCGCACACGATCTACAGGAAAAAGGAGTGCTGGCTAAACTTGACATACAAATACTACAAACAAAGGATATTGAAGAATTCCGTAACTATCAGGAAGAATATACTTGGTTAGTTACTGACGAGAAAAGATTAAGATACATCGGTGATCATGTAAAAGCGGTTGCTAAGAATGGTAACACGCTTGTCTTGGTCAATAGAATCGATACTGGCAAAAAACTATTGAAGAACGTACCGGAAGCAACATTTATTAAGGGAGATGTGAAACTTGACGAACGCAAAGAACAGTATGACGAAATTAAAACTTCGGATGGTAAAATCATTATTGCCACTTACGGTGTTGCTGCTGTGGGTATTAATATTCCAAGAATTTTTAATCTCGTCCTCATTGAGCCTGGCAAGTCTTTTGTTAGAGTAATTCAAAGTATAGGCCGCGGAATTAGAAAAGCAGAAGACAAAGACTTTGTGCAAATTTGGGATATAACATCAACCTGCAAATATGCAAAAAGACATTTAACAGAAAGAAAAAGATTTTATAGAGAGGCGAAATATCCTCACACAGTCACAAAGGTAAACATATGAACAGATATCCAATAGAGCCAACATCATTCAAAGAAAATCCTTATAGTTGGGATTGGTATGAAAAGGATTATTTTATTAGCAAGGATGGTATCGGAGAATTTCCAGAACATCATTGTAAAGTAACCTGGGTTGAAAGTTTGCCTTTTATTACTAACAGAAGGAACGCTGTTGATATAGGATGTAGAGATGGTGAATATGCAAGATATCTCCATAAAGATTTTGAGCATGTATTTTGTTTTGATTATAGAAGAAGAAAACTTTTTCATAAAAATGTTGATTTAAAAAAAATTACACACTTCAAGTGTGCATTAGGGGACAAGCATATCGTGGAAAAAGTTAGTGGGGGAGGAAGTATGACCTCTGGAAAAATTCCTAAAGAAAAGTGGGTTGATGAACAATTTTATACACTTGACGAATTTAATTTAGAGAATGTTGATTACATCAAGATAGACGTAGATGGTTACGAATTAAAAGTTTTAAAAGGCTGCATAGAAACTATTCAAAAATTCAATCCTATACTTGTAATTGAACAGGAGCGTGGTGAAGAAAGAGCGATAAAATGGTGTGAGGATTTTGGGTACGAAATTGCTGCCTGGGATAACACTCACAGAAATGTTATAATGAGGAAAAAATAATGAGAATATTGACTCTTGAAAATAGGGCATTCGATTTAAACGAATTACCCGAAGAAGTTGACGAAGGAGCGAGATTTAGCGTACTTGATAATTCAACTCCAGCAGAGCCTGATTTCTTTTTTATGCCTTTAATTTTCTTAGAATCCTTTAATAGTCCGGCGATTCTAATGAAAATAGGTAAAGATGAAATTCAGATGCCATTGGATTGGAGTATACTTGTAGGCGATAGCGAATGTGGATCGGACCCGGAAGTATTACCACTTACTTCAATAAATGAAAGAGGGTTTGAAGCATTTGCTATGAATCCCGTGAAGGGGTATAGACCGGAATTTTTACCAATTGAAATTATAAACATCTATCAGGATGTTCGTTGGTATTTTCCAAAAATGAAAAATGGACAATTATTGACAGTGCCTTTAAATGACAATGAAAATCCGCACTGTGCTTATTTTGTCAAAGAAATAAGCAGGCAGTCAGAAGTCGTTGACTTGGCTGCATTATTATGATAATTATAGTAACAACGCCGAAAGGCAAGGAAGGATAAATGACTATGAAAGCAGGAAAAATTTGGGGTCAGACGGAATTGATCCATGCAAACGGTGTGCTTGAGTTTCACCGTATTGAGTTCAAGAAAGGATATAAATGTTCAGAGCACGAGCATCGCTACAAGTGGAACGGATTCTTTGTGGAGTCAGGTAAGATGATTGTGCGTGTATGGCAGGACGCTGACCAAAAAGGCTTGGTAGATGAAACTGTTCTTGGTCCGGGTGAATTCACACAGGTAAAACCAGGTAAGATTCATCAGTTTGAAGGCGTGGAAGATGGCGTGGCTTTTGAGTTATACTGGGCAGAATTCAACCACGATGATATTGTAAGAAGAACGATCGGAACAGCAGTCAAAAAATAATGCTAACAGAAATCAAATTAGGTAATTGGGTATGTCCTGCAGGGGATGCTAATTGTAACACTGCTTACAAAAGGAATGGCGATTTATCTCTATATCAATCAGATGAATTAAATTGTGCGTTGAAGTTTGTAAAAAATTTCAGGACAGCAGTTGATATTGGAGCACACATTGGCTTAATAAGTTACAAATTATCCCCATTATTTCAAACAGTGCATGGATTTGAAATACACGAGTTTATATTCGAATGCCTAAAGAAAAACAAAGAAAATTTTCATTTAAATAATGTGGAAATTTACAATTACGGCATAGGCAACAAAGAAAAAAACGTTGATATAATTTACAATGAAGGAAAAAGTTTTTCAACTCATGTAGATCCTAATTCGGTTTCGGGAAAATGTAAAATAAAACCATTAGACAGTTTTGATTTTAAAAATGTAGATTTTTTAAAAATTGATGCGGAAGGGTACGAATCATTAATTGCACAAGGTGCACTTAAAACAATTATCGAATCTAAACCAGTAATCTTGTATGAAAGAAAAGATCATGCACAACGATATGGGTTTGAAAGAGATTCAATTCTTGAAATACTCAAACCACACGGATATTTTGTATTATCAAGAAAAAAGAATAATTTTAATTTTAAAAAATCTAATGCTATTATGACATGTGATCAGTCACTGCGGAATTTGTCAGATGAAGTATAACATACTTATTAGTTTTAATATGGAGAAAAAATAATGAAAATAACAGTGATGTCATCTTTTAGTGATGCATTGTATGAAAAATATGCAAAAGCATTCTTAGAATCAGTAGAAAAATATCTCGATAGCGAAATTGATTTTTTACTATATTTAGATGATATTAAATTAGATTTTTCTAAAAATAAAAATTGGCACAGATTAAATCTTGAACAATCTTGTCCTAAACTTGTTGAATTTAAATTGAGACACAAAGACAGATTGCCAGGAGATCATGCTGTTAGATTTTCTCACAAAAGTTATGCAATATGTCATGCTGGTAAAAATATTAAAACTGATATATTAATAT